TATTTCGACGGCTAAGACTGGTATTTAAGCAACTTCGTGGTGATATTGATGTAAATGAGCAGATGTTTTTGAGCGAGTTTGCTTGGGAAACATTTAGCAGTCAATTATTCAAGGAATTAAAAAAAGGAATGCTTGAAACAGTAAGTGAAACGTCTAATTTTTTAATTACACATCGTGGTATTGACGAAAAATTAATTCTAGCAGTTAAAAATAAAACATTAAAAGCATTAAGTAAAAAAGTAATTGCTGAAAAGGTAACAAATATCACGAAAACTACAAGAGATATTTTAAATAAGATTATAGTTCATGGGCAAGAAAGTGGTACAAACATCAGAGATATAGCAAAAGAAATAACAAAAAAAATAAGAGGTATGGAAAAGAAAAGGGCAATGGTTATTGCTAGAACTGAGACAGCAACAACCTCGACAACTACATATCATAATGGATTGGAACAAGCTGGATTAGAAAAGACTTGGTGGCATGTTGGTGGTGGAAAGACTGACAGGGAAAGCCATTTAAAATGTGATAAGGAAACTATCCCAGCAAATGAAACTTTTAGTTGTGGACTTAGACATCCACATCAGTTGGGAGCACCAGCGAGTGAAATTATAAATTGCCATTGCGAATTAATATAGGAGGTGTAAAGTGGAACAATTTAATAAAAGTGTCAGAATGATATTGAAACAAGATACAGAGGAAAAAGGGATAATTGAAGGGCAACTTGTAACGCACAGTGTTATAGACAGCTACGGAGATTATTTTGATAAAACAGCATTGGATAAAGTAGATAAAGATAAAACTTATTTTTTGTTGCATATGCACGATTGGAGCAAGGAAATAGGAACTTTAAAAGTTTATCAGGATGAAACAGGAAATTTAAAATTTACTGCAAAACTTGACTTATCAACAGATGACAATGGAAACGCTTTAAATTTGGATGCTCAAAAAGTTTATTCGATGATGAAGAACAATGGAGCAAACTATGAAATGTCTGTTGGCGGTCTTCTGAAACAAAGAGAATGGGGGAAAGTTCAAACTGATAAGGGTGAAATTGAAGCTAGAATAATTAAAGAATTTGAAGTTATTGAGGGTAGTGTGGTTTTGAAAGGTGCAGTACCTGGAGCGACTGTGCAAACAGTAAAAGGTGATAACAATATAAATAAAAATAATAAAGGAGATGATAATATGCCAAAAAATATTGAGGATTTGGAAAAAGGAATGAATCAAAACACAAAGGATATAAAAAAAGCGAATGAGGATTTAGCAACAGCATTGAAAAAAAATGAGGAGCTGGAAGATAAAATTAATAAGGCTAATGAGGAGCTTGAGAGTATGGGAAAAGCACTAGATGAAGTTATGAAAAAAGGTATAGCTAATCCTGAAACGGAAAAGAAAAAAGCAAATGCTGCTTTTGAAAAATATTTGAGAACTGGAAATAAGGAAATCGAAGGATTAGAAAAAGCCGCAATAGGCACAGGACAAGCAACTGTATTGATACCTACAATCTTGTCACACGAAATTTTAAAAGAAACAAAAGAGACGTCTAATTTCTTATTAAAAGGTAAATTCTACACAGGAAACGCTGATATTATAAGAATTCCAGTAAGAAATGAAATCACAGGTGCTAACCAAATCGTAAAAGAAGGTGCAGGGAATACTCAAGACGGAACATTAGGATATACAAAAATTGAGTTAAGAGCAGGATATAGACAAGTAAGATATCCAATTACAGATGAATTAGTTCAGGACAGCGCTTTCGATATGATAGGAGAAATCAAAGAGGCAATTTCAGAAGAGTTTGGACAAACATTATCAGCTTTAACAGTATCAGGAGCTTATAATGAAACAACTGAACAATTTATTGAGGGATTTTTAACAAATACTAATGTAACATCTGGAGCAATTACTTCGGGAACTGTTAAAAAAGTAACTGCTGATGATTTAATTAAACTTGAAACAGGAATGAAATCAAGCTACAGAAGTGGGTCAGCTTACTATGTTTCGCCAGCATTATACGAAGAAATGAAATTATGGAAAGATGCAGATGGTAGATACTTGTGGGCAAATATCCTTGAAGGTGCAACAATGAGATTTAACGGATACCCTGTGTATGTCGAAGAATTTTTGGAAAGTATTGACACAGGTAAATATCCAGCTGTATTCTGCGATTTTGGAAAGGGTTACGCTTACTATATGAAGAAAGACTTTGAACAAGAGTTGGATAGGAAACCAAATGAAAGAATCACAGAATATTACACAAGAATAAGAATCGGTGGAAAAGTATTAAGACCAAAAGCATTCTCAGTTTTAAAAGTAAAATAGAGGTGGTTTGAATGCTGATAACAGTAGAGGACTATGAAAAAATAATAGGCACAACCTTAGCTGATAATGAAAAAGCTAGGGTTGAAACCTTGCTTGGTGTTGCAATTAGTCAAATTGAAAATATGACTGGATATAAATTAGAAGTTGAAACACTCACAGAGGATTATGATTATAGTAAGAGAATTTATTTAAATAAACGTCCAGTTGTTGAAATTGTAAATATTAATTCTGATGATGAATATAAAAGTCGTGGGAATTATATTGAGTTTGTCAATTTTAGTAATTGTCCTTGCCATATAAAAGAAAAAGAAATTGAAGTAATTTACAAGGCTGGATATGATGAACCGCCAGATTGGCTGAAATATGAAATATCTATGCTTGTGAATGATTTTATAAACAGTATGGATGAAGAGGCGAGCAAGTATAAGACTTATAAGATTGATGATATTTCTTATTCATTCGTGGATTTTGCAAGTAACAAAAGAGAAAAAATTGAAAGTGTTGCGAGGCGGGTATATGGCTGAAATAATTTATCAATTAGAAGGGTTGGAAAAATTAGATAAGGAATTGAAGTATTTGAGTTCTCATGCTGTTAAAGTTGGAGTTTTAGGAGATGGGAGTAATAACGGAGTCTCGGTTCAAGATTATGCTATTTTCAACGAATATGGGACAAGCCGTGGTATTCCTCCAAGACCGTTTTTTAGATTATCGGTAGGTACTGCAAATGCACAGAATGAGATAAAAGAGTATATGAAAAGTCAAGTTGAACAAATTATTCAAGGTGGAATGACTGGGCAACAGGCTTATGAAAATCTAGGAACTTTTGTAGTTCAAAAGATAAAGAAAACAATAGCAAGTGGGAACTTCGCAGCACTTAATCCACAAACTGTAAAGAAAAAGGGTCATAGTAAGCCGCTTATGGACACACATTCTTTATTTCATTCAATAGATTACGAAATCGTGGGGGTATAAAATGGCACACAAAACATTTATTCCAAAAAGATTTTTTAGCAAATGCAAAATATCAAAAAGAACAAGCAAGTGGATTAATTCGGAACTAGTTGAAGTTGATGAAAGTAAAGAATTCGATGGGGCTGTATTCAATCTTAATAGACAGGACATAAAAATGCTTACAGAACAAGGTATTCAAATTACTTTAGATAGCAAGAAAATATATTGCTATATTGACATCGACTTGAAAAATGCAATTGAATTTGAGGGAAACAACTATATTGTGACAACGGCTAAGAACTATATGAAACACGATGAACTTAGAATTTATTACATTGAAAGGGTGCAAGAATGAAAAACGAAGTATTGAGAAAATTGTTAGCCAGTTTCGTAGATTTTCAAGTTATTCGTGATAATTATGTAGCTAAAAAACCAACAGAATGTGCAGTTATGCATACGATAAGTCTTAACAAATCGGCATACAGTGCATATAGAACTGTTGAGACAACAGATACAGAGATAAAAGAAAAGGCTTTGAGATTAGTTATCGCTTATTTGCAATTTGATTTTTATGCTCCAACACAAGCAAGGGCTGAAGAAATGGCAAGTGAACTACTTGAAATAATTGTCTTTAAGAAAAGACATGATCTTGTCAGAAATGGATTTGGACTAAGCGATGATGAAATAGAAATAAAAGATTTAACTTTCCTTGAGGGCAGTCAGTACATTTACAGATTTAGTTTTGATGTAGAAATGAATTGGCGAGAAACAAGTGAGAGAACAAGACAATTAATAAAAGATGTAGAAGTAAAAACGGAGGTAGAGAATGGCTAAGAAAATAAAAGTAACAGTAATAAGACCGACAAAGCCTTTATTATTAGGTGATTTTGGAAAAGTCTTATTTATAACTAAAGAGGCAGATAAGGCTTATAAAAAATATACAAGGTTGGAAGATGTAAAAAAAGATTTCGGAGCAGATTCCAAAATGTATAAGGGAGTTGCAACATTCTTATCACAGGAAGATAGTGACGGCAATGTTATTCAACCAGATGTTTGGTATTGTGCAAGCAAAGCAACTCCAAACGAAGAATTTTTAGATAGTTTACCAACTGGCGATTTTTACGGTGTGATTGTAGATTTTTATGATGAAGAATTTACAAAAGCATTGGCTAAATGGCTAACTAGAAATGTTAAATTTGCAGTTGTGGCTAATTCGACAGCTGAGAATAACAAACTAAAAGAAAGCGTGAGAATATATTTTATGGCTGGAAAAGCCGAAGGTGGAAACTTGGATATATTTGGATTACCAGCTTACACGTTCGCTCAAGGAATTAATGGGCGTTGGAGTGACAGGAGAATATTAGGGGTAGATCCGTCAGCTAAAACTTTGACAGAAGAAAGCGATAATGAAGAAGGCAATATTAATTATACTAGAAATTTCGTTGGATACAATGCTGTAACAAGCGGCTCTTGGTGTGCTGATGGTGTAAGGCATGCAGACCAAACGATTAAAATAGATGCGATTGTGCATAATATTGAAACTAATTTGGCTAGAATGTTAATTGAAGAAAAGAATACAACAATGGATGGTGAAGGTATTCCGAAAGTTGAAGCATTATTGAATAGAGTAATGTTAGCAATGGGGAAACAGGGAGCAGTTGCTAAGAATAATAGTGGCGAATACTTGTTTAAGGTTACGGTTCCAAGTATTGAAGACACTTCGGCACAGACAGGATTGACTGTAGATGATTACATCAATCGTACACTTAGAAATGTAAAAATTGATTTTACAATCAGTACAGAAATAGAAAAAATTGAAGTTACATTGGTTTGGCACGACGAACCATTAACGGCATAGGGAGGTAGAAAATGGGAAATAATTTTTTAGAAAAATCATCTGATTTAAGTCAAGTAGATTTAATTATAAATTTTCCAGGAGCAGGAATTGGATATTTAATTAAGGAAGCTACTGAGATAGAAAATAATCCAACAGAGGATTCACATACATTAAGTGATCCAGGCATAAAAGGAAACGTTATTACAATACAAACAAGAGTAACAAAAAGAGAAATAAAAATTACAACTATCAAGGGTTCTGATGATGATATATTTTTAACAAAATGTAATGCAAATCCAAAAGGTGTGTTAGGAACATTGACATATATAGATAATTCGGGAATGAATAAAATTGTCGGAAACGGTGAAGGCGTATCAGTTCAAAAAGGTGGAGAAAGAAAGAATAATACCAAAGATGTCACTATTGAATATACAGTTCAATGTGCAAAATATAAAGAAACCGTATAGGAGGGGTTAGAAAATGGCGAATAAAGAAAATGAAAAAATAGAAGAAAAAGAGCAAGAAAGTAATGTTTTTATTGATAATTTAGGGAGATTAAATATTAAGGGGCAAGAGATATATGTGGACGCAGAAGGAACTTTAAAGGAATTTGATTTTAGATTAACTAAGCCGCAAAATTATCAAATTTACACAAATGCTTTAACAAAATTTTTGACAGATAAAGATGTCACAGTATTTGCAGCAACTGTATTGCCAAAAATGGTTGAAAAACCAAACGAGGCTAGGAAAATTAGTTTTTTTGAATACGATGAGGAGGCATTGTTTGAAATAATTGCGACTATTATAGACTACATGGGTAAGTTCAAGGAGAACAAGAAAAGGAAATTGAACATGACCTTGAAATAGCAGAAGAACAATACAACGATCCTATGATTAAAATGAAATGGGAGTTTATCATAAAAAGAAAAATAAAAGACCCTAATGTTGTTCTTGATATGAGTAATGTTAGGTTCTTTCAATGGTGTAGAGCGATAATGGATTTTGAGGAAAAGGAGGGATAAAATGGCTGGCGGAAATAAATTAGAAATATTGTTGAGTGTTAAAGCCGAAGATAGTCCTTTGAATAAACTAAAATCTAAAATGCAATCTATATTGCCTGCTGCTGCAAAAGTAGAAGAAAAAATATCAAAAATCGGAAACAAAGTTGGTGGCTCTGGATTAGAGAAACTAAAGGCTAAAATGGCTAGTTTAATACCTAACATATCACAATTACAAAGTAAAATTCAAAATTTTAAATTTGAAAATCTTACTAATGGATTGATTAATGGAGTTGAAAGAATACCAGTAGTTGGTAAAAGAGCAGCGTCAGGACTGGATGCAATTCGTGACAAATTTAATAGTTTAAAAGGAGTGGGTGGCTCATTAGGCAATCTTTTTCCGAAGTTAGGTGAAAAAATAAAAGGAGCATTTAAGCCTGAAAATCTTAAGAATTTTGGTTCAAAATTAAAAGAAATCGGTAGCAAAATAACAGGAATAATAGGGAAACTCGGTGGATTGCTTGGGAAATTAGGAGCAGTTGCTGGTATTGCTGGTGGACTTAGCTTTGCAGGATTAGCAAAGGCTTCTGATGAAAATTCGTTGAGAAATTCTAGGCTTAAGATGGTCACTAATGATGTTGGTGGATTAAAACAAAAAACATTCGCAGCAGCTCAAAGCAGCGGGGCAGATTATGGGGCGCAACTAGATTCAATCGCTAAACTTAAAATGCTTACTAACGGATTGTTTAACGACAATGAAGCAGTTAAATTTACAAGTACATTGGATAAAGCATTTAAAGTGTCAGGAACATCAGCTGAAGAAGCGAAGTCGGCAATGTTTCAGTTAAATCAGGCAATGACATCTGGAAAGCTACAAGGTGATGAATTTCGTTCGGTAATGGAAAATGCTCCAATTTTAGCTCAAAAGATAGCGGAATCAATGGGAGTTTCAATGGGAGAACTTAAAAAATTAGGTTCTGAAGGTAAAATTACTTCGGATGTAATTAAAAATGCAGTGTTAGGAAGTGCTAACGATATAGAATCGAAATACAAACAAATGCCTTTGACGTTTGGAAAAGTTTGGCAACAAGCACAGAATGCAGGACAACAGGCAATGGATGGATTACTTACTAAAGTAAATCAATTGTTAAATACTCCTGCTGGTCAAAAAATGGCTCAAGATGTCCAAAAAGCATTTTCAGGAATGGCAACAATGGCTAATGGAGCATTCGACGGAATAATTAGCATTTTTGGAAAATTAAATTTTGCACCGCTTTTAGCTCCACTGCAACAAATAGGCGGATTGATAAAACAAGCATTCAGCGGAATTGGTGGCGAAGGATTGACAAATGGAATAGCTAATGGATTAAATATGATTATAAGTCTAGCTGGACAAGTTGCAGGAGCAATTGGTCAAATGCTTAGTGGTATTAATTTTGGACAGATAGGACAAATATTTAATGATATAGGCAATGCTGTTATGACATTATTTTCTAATATTGATTTTGGAAGTATTGGGAATATGTTTGCAATGGCTTTTGGACAGATTATGCAGGTTGTATCTATGCTTACTCCAGCACTTGCACCAATAATGCAAATATTTGCAGTAATTGTTAATTTAGCAGTGCAGATAGGTACAGCTTTAATTCCAGTTATTGGTATTATCTTACAAATAGGAGCAGTATTAATATCGGCAATAGTTCCAGTTGCTCAAGTTGTAATTGGTGTTTTTGCTGGAATAGTTGGAGCTGTAGTCGGAGTATTTTCAGCGATAATAGGGGTCGTTGCTAGCATTATGGGAGCAATATTAGCTGTTATTTCAGGAGTTATAAATTCAATTGGTGCTGTCGTTAATAGGGTTGCAACTTTTTTCACTCAAGGATTTAATAAAGCAAAGAGTATTGCGCAAGGAGTAATTAATGCAATTAAAGGCTTTTTTGATGGATTGGCTGGGAAAGTAAGTGAAATCGCTGGTAAAATCGCCGGAATGTTCAAGATTAAGCCTCCGTCTTGGTTAGGGTTCTTAGGTGGTGGAAAAGGTAGATATATAGGGGATAAATCTTGGGAAGGTGGACCAGTTACCGTTGCAGAAAAAGGAGCGGAAATGATTAGGCTGCCGAGTGGTCAGCAATTTTTAGCTAACGAAGAAATGACTATGAATTTACCTCAAGGTACAAGAATATCTACGGCAGAATCAACTAGAAGGATGATGAGAGACCAATTTGGTGGTTCATCAAAATCATTAATTAATAAGAATTCTAGTTCTTCATCTTCAGGGAAAAGCAATGGTGGAAATAACCAATATACATTTTCTCCGACAGTTGTTATTGAAAATTCTGGTGGAGATAGTAAGGATTTAGTTAGAAAAGTGGAAGAAATAATGAGAAGATTTTTTGAAGAGAAATTCATAGCGATGGGAGGTTAGGCGATGGATTTTAGCAGTTTGAATGCGACAAAAGAAAAAATAAAAGGCAATGTTTTTGGCAATGCAGCTTATAAAAAAGCTAAGAGCACAGGTTTTAGCATGGGACTGAATAGTTTTTTAGGAACAGCTGGGGCAACTGTTTACGGTGTCGCTCTAGCTTACTCTTCTGAGATAAACAAGTTTTTTGGAGACAGATTTGGATTTACACTTTTTGAAGAAGCTGAAAGATGTAAGATTAATGATATAGCACTCGAATGGGTGCAGATTAAAAGCGACGAAAGAAGTAGCAGTGTTAAGACGCATTCGTTAGAAGACAGAGATAACACGCTAATAAGCAGTAATGTTTCTCATAGCAACAGAAAATACAGTATTTCGGTAATTTTGAGTGATTTGGTTACTAAAAATTCTGAGAGTATTTACGAGCAAATAGTAGAATTGTGGCAAAAGAAGGCTTTGTGTACTATTTCGACTGTTGAAACAATAGAAGATATGATAATAACAAAAGTTTCAAGGAGCTACAAAACACAATCAGCATTAGAATTTGAAATTGATTTTGAAGTTCTGGAATTTGCTTATTTAATGAAAAAGGGTGACATATTAGGAACAGAACTGACAACGTTAAGAGAGGAACAAAAAACTGGAATTGCAGGAACAAAGGATAGCGGACTTAGTTTTGGAGGATTTTTGAAATGAGAATTGAAATAGATAAAAAGAAAATTCCTTATGTTTTTACTTTTAAAAGTGGAAGTGAGATATATTTGTTAAGAATAAAACATTTTAAAAGTAATAATCGTATTTATATTGATGTTATGAATGAAGATGGCACAATGCTGTTGGAAAATGAAAAACTTGTATATGGGCGTCCACTCGGCTGGTTTATAGCGAAAGATGAAAATAACAACATTAATAATGAATTTTTAAATTGTTATATTGTGCCGCTTAGCTTTGACAAAAAAGAAGTTCCAATTACTTACGAGAATTTTTGTGAAACAGTATTTTTAGAATATTTTGATATATTTGATGAAACAGGAGAAGAAAGTGATGTTTAACAAATTATTTTTGGAACGAACTGAAATAAAAATACAAACAAGTGAAGGTGACTTAAATTTTATTTTTCCAAAAGATTATAATTTAACCGATCCGAGCGTTATAAATGGCGTCGAAATAAAATGGACTTATAAATCAGTAAACGAAGAACCGAATGAGTTCAATATAGAGATAAAAGGGCTAACGAATACGACTATTGCTAAACTAAAATTAAAAGATAGCGTGAGACTTGTGGCAGGATACGGAACAGACATAGGCGAAGTTGCCAGCGGTATTGTGACTAGAAAAGAAGTTGAGGACAGGGTCTTAAAACTGAAATGTCGTGAAGTTCCAGCAGACTTTAAGAAATTAGTTAGCATTGCTTATGCTCCAAATACGACGGCAAGTACAATAATTAATGACTTGGCAAATAAATGCGGATTTACTGTTAAGCAATGTGAACTAAAGAATGATAAAGTTTATAGCATTGGAGAAAGCATTTTAGGCAGCGGATTATATGAAATAGGTCAAATTGTAAAAGATTGTGACAGCCAGATGACTACAAAGAATGACTTTATCTATATTTATCACAATGAAATAAACACAGAAAAGGTTATTAAATTGAGTTATCAAAGCGGACTTTTAGAAGAGCCTAAGCCACAAAATATTGAAGAAATAAGTTATAAAGTGGAAAAAACGAAAGAAAACAAAGGCAAAAAAGGAAGTAAGAAAATATCAAAAGGTGGGAAAAAAAGTGGCAAAACAGCAACAAAAAAAGCAAGTAAAAAATCAAAAAAATAATAAAAGTGTAGCTAAGGACTCGAAAAATAACACTCAAACAAAAAAGTCTGATAAAAAAGAAAAAAAAGAAGAATTGAAATACGATTATGAAGTCAAATGTTTATTAATTTATTATTTAAAAAAAGGTGATTTAATCGAATTAATAAGTAACGAAATCTCAACGATGTGCCAAATTGTTGAGATTAGTGATATTAGTGATTTCAAAATGACTTTAAAGGTAAGAGTAATTAATAACGATTCAGATGTTAAGAAAAATAATGCTGAAATTAAAAAGATTGAAAAGGAAGAAAATAAAAAAGGAAAAGTTACTCAAGTTAAGAGAAGTAAAGGAAAAGGTAGAAAAAAATGATGGAAGAATATGTGAAAGCAATGCTTGGGAAAATAGATACATCTTTGATTGCTAAAATAACAAAAGTATACGGAAATGGATTTGTGGATGTCGAGCCAATGGCGGAATTCCAAGATGTTAAATTGCCGCCTATCTTACATGTTCCAATGTGCCAGTTGGGGAACAAAAAATTTAATTTTAAAGTTAAATTTAAAGCTGGTGATGTAGTCCCAATTTTAATTTTAAGTCGAGACGCTAGTGGATACATCACAAAAGAAAGCACAACGGCAAACACAAATAAAAGACATAATCTTACAAATGCTATTGCTTTGCCTTTTTACATCCCGACTGATGTAAACCCTGACACAGAGCCAAATTCAATAGGAATAAACGGAAATATAAAAATGGAAGGCAACATCAAAACTGGGAATATAGAGAGTGGAGAAGTGAAAGCAAAAACAATTGATACAGAGAGCGGGACAAGTAAAGGCGGAGTTCCTTATATTCATCCGTAAAGGAGTGTGATTTATGGATATTAAATTGAATAATGCAACTGGTGAATTTTATATTGAAAATGGTGATGTGCAATTTTTTAAAGCGAAAGAAAAATATTTTGAAGTAATACAACAAATTGTTTTAATGTTACATGTTCGCGAGGGAGAACTTGAATATGACACTAAATATGGATTAAATTTTGAAAAGTTATTTGGAACTCACGGAAATGAAAATGAAGTGT